GTCGTAATTGAATAGCTAATCTTTGTGAAACCAGTTGCCCTTTTGTTGCTCTTGTAACTTCTTTGACAACATCTTCTTCAAGTTTATATAAAACATTGATTATTCTTTCTTCATGCTGGTCTGCTAGTTTTTCTAAAATTTTTGACATGAATTATAATGTGGAACTTTTTTTCCATGCCCTTATAGACCAAAATGCGGGGGATAAAGACTTTTGACCTTTAACCTTTTTTAAAACTCCGCCCATTCTAGCCAAAAAAGATTTCTGCCTTGCTGGTATATTCTTTTTAATCGACATACCCCTTGCACCATAAGTAACTTTCTTAATCTTGCCTGTTGCCTTATTTCTGACATAAACACCAAACTTTTTATTTTTAGATTCATCTGCTGACAATCTAAAAGGTTTATTTAGTTTGACTTCCTTGCCCCGATACTTCGCCATTTTTTAACCTATCGTTAATAATTGTTTTACAGATTGGACATTTCCAAACCTTTTTAATCACTTCCTTCAAAGCAACCTTGCACCTAATACAAAGTTTAACCAAACTTATTTCTTTTTCCTTTTGGTAGCAGAACGAATAATCTCTTTATCAAATGTTGCCCTTCTACCCAGTTTAATTAGTTTGTTTACCCTTGCCATAGCCCAAGCCGACATAGGAATTCTAGGTCTGCTTCCAGCACTTAAAAAAGCACCTTGCCCTTTTCTATAACTTCTTTTTAAATCGGTTAAATTAAATAATTTAGATTTTTTTGCTTTTGCCTTTAATGTTGCAACTACTTTTGCTGATAAAGGTTTTCTTCTTACTGCCATTATGACCTGTTCCTTCGCTGTAATAAGGCTCTAGGTATTCTTAAACCAGCACGATATAAAGCACTCACCTGTTTAATTAAACTAGCCCTAGCCCTTCGTTTTGCACCCTTTAAACCAGCAAGATATTTTTTAGGTATCTTGGTTTCTTTATCTTTGGGTACTCGTCTAACTTTCCGCTTCTTCTTCGCCAACTGTTTGACCTTCCACTTCTGTTGTTTGAAACTGCCCTCTTACTGCTCTTGTTGCATCAATTTCATCGTTAATAGTTCTGATTGTTTCACTATCATCAATAACCGCTTCTGCAATTTGCTTATCAAGTTCTTTATTAAATGTTTCTGATTTAATCCCACTAGCTTTAGCCATTTGTAAATATTGTAAATCATTAGCCCAATCACGAATGTCAAATGTATCGGGGTAATTAACTTGACCATTCCATTGTTTATCTTGCCATGTAGCAAATAATGACCATATCTGCATTTCTGCATTTTCTAAATAATCTGCTTTTTCTGACAATCGTGCATTTAAAAGCTGAAATTCTGTTTGTAATGCTATCCCACTTGCAATCTGTTGCCCTGTAGCCCTAACGCTTCCCATGTGTGTAATGCGGTCTATGGCATCAACTTTCATTTGTATACATTTCATTATCCCGTCTAGGTTTTGACCGCTAGGCTGGATAATATAGGGCTTTAAACTAGCTTCTAAATCTTCGGGTATTTCAATAATTGACCCAGCACCAGCACTTGCTTCGACATTTGGTGTTTTAACTAAACTTGGGTGATTTGATAATCTTATTAGCTGTTCTTTCTCGGAATAATCATTATAGATGGATTGCTGTAAATAAGCGACATCTGCTAAATCACTTATCCCGATAGGTCTTTTATGTCCTCTGAGGTTATAGACATTTACTGCTGGAATTCTGCCTATCGGGTTTGCAATTTCTTCAATAAGTGTTGCACTACCTTCTTCATACTCTTTTTCGTATTCTTCAACTTCGTATGTACTTATTAATTCTTCTGTAAATACTTTTACGATTGCCCGTTCTGCATTTATATCTTCAATGACAACCAAATAATCTAAATAAAACCTACCGCTTGAAGCCCTTGCATAATTCCAATCGACAACATTTTCGGGGGTAAGAATAGATATATATGGTCGAATATCCTGTGCTAATTCTTCTGCTCTAGTCTTTGTAACAGTTTGTGGCTTATCGACAATAACCCAACAATTACCATAAATACTAGCGTTCATTTGAACTTCCCGCATAACAGTATTAAAGTTTCTTCCGTCTAAATCTGCATCATCTAAAAAAGACAATAATGATTCATCACCATCTAAATCGCCATAATCTCTTGATGGTGGTACTCTCCAAAGAAAGCTGGTGTATATCTGAACAACATTTTTACAATGATTATCAACAGGTGTATGTTTTACCCTAGCGTCATATTCTTCGGGGCTTTCTAAAATGTATCTGTTTAAATAATATCCGTTTTTGTAATCATTACCGCCTAAATAACTTCTTATGTAAAATTCCCAATTTGCTATATTTGCTTCCCATAATTCATGTTTTTGCTGTAATTGTTTTCTGTTCATTAACTCCACCTTTGCGGTTGGCTAGGCACAAAGTTTCTTCGCAATGGAAATAAATATTCCACTAAGTAACCCAAGGCATCGTTCATGTGGTCGAAACCGCTGTCTTTATCGGGCTGTGTTGTGCCTTCCTTATAAATTTGTCTTTCCAAACTTTTAATAACATTTTTACATGATTTTACAATAAACAAAGAATTTTTTCCATTAACATTTTTTAATTTTGAATTTACTGCATTTATTCGGTTTCTAACTAAAGGGGCTGTGTTTCTTGTCCTTACACTAAACCCAGCATTTTTAAGTATAGCCAAATCTGTAACACCACCCGCAGAAGTCTTTCTTTGTCTTGCACTTGGGTCGGGATAAACAGCTATCTGTTTGTTTTTATATCTATTTCTAATTTCTTCACACATTTCATTCGTATTACTACTGTATATCTGTATTTCATCTATTACAATTATTTTATCATGCTGAACAATACAAACAACACCGCACATAGGGTCAATATTAAAGTCTAAACCAATGTGATAAATAGGGCTGTCGCTAGTATATTTTTCTAATATGTTTTTATCTCGATTAAAGTTGTAATAAATCATTCCCGAATAATTAACAAATGTTGCTTCATATTCTTGTTGGAATGTTCTTAAATCTAAATCTTGTTTTGCCTGTTCTATTTCTTCTTGTGGAACTTGTCCGCCTTCTAGTGTGGTGTATTTAAATGATGACCATTCATTGTTCATTTCACCCATTTTAAATAATTCATATGACCAGTTCCCAAACCCTCTAGGGCTTCCGCAGAATAAAGCATGACCATTTGTATCTGATAATGTTGGTCTAAGCACTTCAAACCAAGCTGTTTTATTGATGTCTGAAAATTCATCACAAACAATAAAGTCAAGCCCAACACCTCTAAGTGATTGTTCATTATCACTACCCCTAAGTGTAATCTGTGAATTATTTCTTAGTGTGATTGTAAGGTCACTATGATTTATTGTTTTGACCCATTTGTGATATATCATTTTTTCTTTCAATACACCCCAGCAAATCGCCTTTGCTTGTCTATAACTGGGGGCAACATACCAAACCTTCTTCTTGGGCTGTGAAGCAAACTTGGCTATTTCATTGATTGCTAAATATGTTTTTCCAAACCTTCTGCCTGTAATCAAAACCCTAAATCTTGATGGATTGTTAATTACTTTCTTTTGTGGTTCTGTAAGTGGCATTTATTTTCTACCTCGATTTAATTTGATTGACCTAACCCTTAAATTTTTAATCCTATTATCTCTTGGGTTTCTATTTTTATGGTCAACATCTTTACCTTTTAACGCTTTTATTCCTCTAATCTTCTTTAATATTGCCCTTGCTTTATTTCTACTGGCTCTATTTTTTATCTGTTTTGGTTTTGAATGATAATTCCCATATTCTTTTTTGTAATTTCTTTTAATCATTAGACCATGTTAAGGGTTCTTCTAATTGGTTTTCTTCTAATCTATCTTGCTGACCTAATATGTTTTTACCTAAGAATATAAGCATCGATACATTACCTTTTTCTGCTGACTTCCATTGAAGTTGTCTTAATCTCATTTTCTGTTCTGCTCTACCTTTTGTTAGATATTCCGAATAACTCTTTTCTAAAAGGTCTGCTGAACAACCAAAAAAGTCTGCCATTTCTTTATTAGTACAGCCAAACTTCGCTAATTTTTGTAATTGTTTTGTATCAATATGATATTTCTTTGGTCTTGCCATGTCCTTTTAACCCTAAGTGTAGGTAATTAGAATTTATCTAGTATTTACATAAAAATCTACTTTTTTATTAAAAACCTAGCTTTAAATCTTGATTTAAGCGGTTTCTAGGGGGTGTAAACAAGTGTTCGGGTATGTTAGTACCCCCTAAAATAACATTTCTATCTGCTCATTAAAAAACTTTTTATTTGTAGCTAACAATTTTTTTTGTTCGCTTTTTTTCCATGTAGCACTATAACGATTTATTTCGTCTATGTGTTTTATTATTGAATTATAAGCATTAGGGTTTTTAATTTTAAGATTTGCCATAAGTTCTTCATATTTAGCATCTACCTCGGCTTGTTGTTCTTTTGTCAATCCATTATCGTATGTCATAATTTATTTACTTCTATACATTCGCCCATAACAATATTGTGATATGGCGGGACTTCTTTAGCACGATAATATATTAATCGCATTTGACATTCTTTTTTTGTTTCAAACTTCCAATTAAACATATGAGTAAAACAGGCTTGTTTGGCTTCTCCGTTTGCTATCCAAGCTGAACAAATTAATGCTATTGCCTTAAACATCTTTTTTATCCTTGCATAAACAAATTTTGTAGTCTTTACCATTAACATTTTTTATTCTGTTATTTTGTCTTGTATAATTATATTCTCCATGATTAAAAATCCATACTACAGCAGAATTACATTTATTACATTTCAAAGCATCACCAAGCATATGTTTTTTATATTCGGGAAATCGTAATTTTTGATATTTCCATTTTCTTTCTTTTAACAAAATTAAACCCAACCCTTCATGTCTAAATAAAGTTCTGCTTCTTTTTTTGTGAACTGACCTTCTTTTATGGCTCTTAAAACATCGCTTGGGTTTTGTCTTGCAGATGTAACAATAAAAGGTTTTGTTATCTTTTTATCTATACATTCTTTGAAACCTTTTAACCTCAAATCATACATATCAACCTTTTCTGTATTGTTCGATGGTATTTCATCTAAATATTTTTTATCTGATAACCAATATGCGGGGTGTTTGACATATTGTTTATCTGTAACAGAATCATAATATTTATTATACAGTTCACAAAGTTCAGTTGGTTTATTTTTCCATTCTTTATTTAATAAAGAATATTTTTTTTCAGCTTTACCTTTACTAACTTTATATTTGATATTTTTCCAAAAATCATGGAACAACATCATATTTTGACCAAGATTTGATTTATTTTTAGAAAGAACCTTTTCAATCATTTGGTCTTTTATAGAACGTGTAATGGTAGTGGTAGGGGTAGGGGTAGGGGGGTTTTGGCTAGGTTTTTTTGGTCTACCACCTAGCTTTCCATTTTGCCTTGACGCTTCCCTTCTATTTGTAATGTAAAGATATTCCTGTAATTGTCTTTCATTTTGATAAATATTATTTACCTCAACAAAAAACTCTTTTATTACCTCATCACAAGCTAATTTTTCTGCTTCTGTGACACACATTGCTATACGATGATATGTAGTGGCATTGTTTGGTATACCTTGACACCTCTTGTTCCAATTCCAACACAATAATCGAATATAACAACCAATATGTGTATTTGTTAAATGTGCTGTTCCAGCAATAAAATCATCTGTGAACAGATACCAAGCCTTTAACTTTTCACTTGGTTTTGAATTTTCTTCTATAAACATAAATCACTCCAATCTCATCAGTTTATTAATAACCCCAAACCTCTTTTCTTGCATTTAGGACAGTTTCCTCTTTCCAAATCCAGTTATCGGGATTAGGGATTAAAATATCCCTTACATCTTCTTTATTATCAACCATTTTAAGAAAATTTGCCATTGCTTTTACTGCATGAATACAAATTGACATTGGTGTTTTATAATCCTCAATAGATAGGTTTGTAAATTCTGCACCTTTTGTTTTTGTTGGTGTTTTCAAATACCACAAAGATTGTCTTGCATTTGTACCTTTAAAATAAACTGCTTGTTGCATGGCATGGGAAATTGATACTTCTTTTGGTAAATTTTTAGATGTTTTCAAATCTATGTAAAAATCCTCTTTTGTGTTTTTATCCTCGAAATGAAAATCTGTATAACCGATAAAAGGTATTCCCTCAATATCAAGTTGAACCTTTTTTTGATAATCTAAAAGTTCCCAGCGAAAAGCATAGTTTTGAAATGTCCTCGCCCCTAATTCTAACAATGGTACTAAATTTTCTCTTTCATCGTCAATTTTTGGGTCTGTGATACGACTACAATTTGAATTGTATTCATCAATCATCTTTTTACTAGCTTCTTCAACTGATATTCCGTTTAAAACCATATTTAAACCGCTTTCAACTGCACTCCCTCTTTCTGCTGAAGCACTTGTTGGGAATTGATAGCCAAATATTCTTCTTAAAGCCCATCTTTCCCTGTAGAAAGCAAATTCGTTTAAATGACTAAAAGACAAGGGCAACAAACTTTTGTCACCCTCGTCAAACTTTTTAAAATGTTCAATCATCAATAGACCTCACATATTTTTTACAAACAGATAGATTTTTTTCTATTTGATTAATAAGGTGACCAATATCATCAAAAACATTACTGCAAATACCAAAATGAATTTTATAATTTCTCAAATGAAACAAAGTATCTTCCATAACTTTTATATCTTTATTTACAGTTCTTTTATGCTGTTCTGTGCATAATCTTTCAATTTCATTTATCATTTTATACTCCATCAACAGGTTGTAATAAATCTTTGGATATTAAACGATATTCTGCGAAATTTTTTCCATTATTTTCATTAACCATTCTTTTTGTATCAATGTTATAACCTTCTTGTCGCAAATCAAAAATAATTGCACTAAGTCTTGTGCATCTAAAATCGGTTATTGCTTCCCAAGATGTAATGGTTTTTTTCTCTAGTAGTCTTTGCAGGACTAATTTTCTTTGTGATTGTTGGCTCATAACTATTCCTTTCTATAAATGTTTTTTCACCATTTCCCTTTCGTTGACAACTTTTGTTCTAAGGTCATCACGAAAAGTCTTAAAAGATTCAAACCTAATTTTGGCTTGATTTCTTTGCTTCAAGGTTACCTTGTACCTATCAAAGTAATCCTTAAATTTCTTGTCCGAATAAATATGTCCA